TGACGGCGCAGGCTTTGTGGGTATCAAAAACAATAATCCTTCTTACAATCTGGATGTGACTGGCTCTATCAATTTCACGGGCACGCTGAATTCTAACGGCGCTCCTCTGAATTTGGCATCGGCTGGTATCAACTCTGCTGGATATGTGGGTATCAATCGTCTATCTACTGCCACCTATGCCCTAACAGTGAATGGATCTCAGTCCAATAGCGGCGATTTCTATGCTGGCGTGGTGAATGCCACCCAGGTTCTCGTGAATGGCGCTCCAATCAACGCCTCTATTTCCACCACCCAACTCGCCGTATCTAATCCATTTTTCACCAACCTCACCACTGTCTGCTTTGACCCTTCTGGAAATATGTATGTGGCGGATCAAGGCACCGTGCGCAGACAGACTCCTACAGGCCTCGTGACTACCGTGGCCGGTTCTACAGCCTATCCTCATGCCGATGGAACAGGACTCAATGCCGTGTTTAACAATATTGTCAAGATGGTCTATGACAGCTTCAGCGGCACGATTATTATCGCCGATTATCCTAACGTCCTCTGCTCTCTGAATCTGACCACAGGGCAAGTGGCAACCTTTGTCAATAGCTTGAATGGCGTGACCAGCGTCTGTGCTGATGGTGCTGGAACTTACTACGCCTCTGATACTACCTATATCTATAAGGTTACTCCCATTAACGTGACGACCTTGACTGGTCCTACGATTATCGCCGGCTCTTCTCAAGGATACTTGAACAGTTATTCTGGCATTAACGCCAAGTTGAGAAACGTGTCTGGACTCTCCTTGAACACCTCTAACACTATCCTATATATCGCCGATGGAAATAATGTGATCAGACAACTGGCACTCACGGCTCCTTACGCCGTCACGACAGTGGCTGGTCGTCTTCCTGCTCTCACAAACTCGGCGGCATTCACGAGTTCTTCTGTCCCAGGAATCCAGTTGTGGTTTGATGGAAAGGATCCTGCTGGAAATGGAACGGCGATTACTCCAGGAACTTTGTCTAGTTGGATTGATAAGTCTGGTAATGGAATAAACGGAACGGCGGTGAATGCCCCTACGATTGCCGCTAATGGGCGTGTGACTTTCGGCTCCACAAGCTATTTTACAACTGCCTATACCTTGAGCACACAGAGAGAAACAGGATTTGTTGTGGTGGTCATTCCTGGAAGTAAAGGATCTACAGCTGCTTTTACCACGTTCACAATTCTAAATGTGGCTGGAGGAGCTGCCACAAATGGAAGGCAGGTATTAGTGTATAACAGTGGAAACGGTGTGAATCAGTTTGGAGTTGGTCGTGCCAGTGTTAGAGCAGAATATAATAACACAGTTGATATCCCAGTAAATACCCCTGTTCTTCTTACTTATACTCTGACGGCAACCACTATTACGCTTTATTTTAATGGCATACAGATTTCTCAATTCACTGGCGCTTATCCATTCGTCTCAACCTTGACATCTGTGGGTAATGCTGGCACTGGTCTAACCACATTCTCCATGAGCGAAGTAATTCTATTTAACACCATCCTCACGACCGCCCAGATTCAACTAATTCATGGCTATCTCCTGGGCAAATGGAATATTAGTAATCCCCTCTATCTTCCTCCACCCATGGTTCCTGCCAGCGGCACGGCGGCAGCGAATGTCTTTACCACAGGAAGCACCACGATCTCAGGCCTACAACTCTGGTTAGACGGCGCTGATCCTGCGGCCACAGGAACTCCTCCTGCCACAGGTGCTGTGGTTTCAAGCTGGGTAGATAAATCTGGTTCTTCTAAAAACGGAACAGGCGTGGCCTCTCCCACCTTCGTGGCTGGTGGCGGTATCTTACTCAACGGCACCAGCCAATATTACACGACGACTTATACAGGTGTTCCCACAACAGAAACAGGGTTTATCGTGGTCTCGTTCAATAGCTTAGCGGCCGCCCAAGATTTAATCTCAGGAAGTCTATCAGGGTCCAGAGAATTTTCGTTTATTCCAACAAATATTGGAGTTGCCAATTTTCTCACCTTACAGGCAGTTGGTACAACTGGTTCGTTTATGTATTCACCCTCTATAAATCCAGTTCTCAATCAAAAGATAATCCTTTCTTACAGAACAAGTAGCACATCAAGAAATGTCTTTAAAAATGGTGTGAATCTCATGACTGCCACTCCTTCTGTATATTATTCTGGCGCAGGAACTACTGTTATTGGTGCTTATGGAACTGGTTCTCAGCCACTAAACGGTGTAATCTATGAAACAATGCTTTTTAACACAGTCTTATCAGATGCCAATTTTCTCGCCGTTGAAACGTATTTGAATACAAAGTGGAATGTCTATGTGCCGAATACCCTCAAACTCTGGCTAGATTCTTCTGATCCTTATGCCAATGGCACGCCGGCCGCTCCTAATGCCAGCATTTCTCGTTGGGCTGATAAATCCGCTAATGCCAACGACGCTGGGTCTTTGGTGTTATGGCTGGATGCTTGTGATGTAAATGCCACAGGCGTCCCTGCCCCTGCTTCTACTTCCATTAGTACCTGGCGTGATAAATCTGGATATGGATATGATGCCGTGGCATCAACGGCGGTATATTCTGGAACAACATATCCCTATTTCGCCATTAATCAGGCTGTGACAAACACGTTACCAGTCGTCCAGATCCAAGGAAATTCTGGTGTCACCATTCCTTGTTATTTTGATGCTCCTATCCCTCCTGGAACATTTACGAATGATTTTCACGTGTTTATGGTCTATCAATACGCTGGAACAAGCGGAACACCGACTTACACCTCTCTCTTCTCACGAGGTAATTCGGCATATGAGCAAGCGAATGGAAATCCCTTTGATATGTATTCAGCCTCTGGAACAACGAATTTCTTTATTGGTAGCACTGGCACATTCGCCCCTACAGTGGCTTATAATCTGGCAAATACCAGTTATTCTATCTTGAGTATAAATATCTCCCAAACGACAAATTATGCCATTATGTATGTGAATGGAACGGCGATTTACGCTGGTGGTGGCAGTTGGCTACAATCTGATAAGGGTAATCGTTTCACTATCGGCACTCGTCTCAATCGTGGCACAGGCTTCAATGGAAATATTGGAGAAATCATGGTGTTCAATACAAATATTACCCCAAATCAACGTATCTATATCGAAGGATATTTGGCCAGCAAATGGGGACTACAAGGCTCTCTCCCAGTAGCCCACGCCTATAGAACAAATACGAATTTCGGCAGTCCTCGTGTAGGTCCTATTGTCTCCACTACACGACCCAATTCTCTCATGGTCTGGCTAGACGGTGCCGATCCTCTGGCCACAGGAACAGCTCCTTCTGGTGGTGCCGCCGTGCCAACATGGTATGATAAGTCTGGAAACGGAAATAACGGCTCTGCTGTCGTGGCTGCACCCACGTATTCTGCGGCAGGAATTACCTTTTCTGGCACGAATTATTACAGTCTCCCTGATTTCGCCTTTCCTTATGGAAACTCTGCCTATACTTATATTATTGTGTCAGCTGTAAATACTCTTTCTGGAAATTTGGGTATCTTAGGTGGTGGAGCACCCTCAACAGATTCTACCGTATCTATTCGTTACCAGGGCACTGTGCCTCCAAACATAAATACCTATTGGTATTTTGATGATACAAGTTCAATCGCACCAGTCCTAGCGAGCACAACCTATATCTATACGAGCGCCTTCACTCCTGGAGGTGCTTGTCGTTTGTATATTAATGGCCAGACGGATACCATTCGCACACCCACAGGTGTTCGTGCCCAACCTCCATTAAATAACACGGTTGGAAGAACGATTGATGGAATATTCATGAACGGAAAAATCTACGAGGTTCTCGTGTTTAATTACGAGCTGACCACAGCTCAGAGACAGACTATTGAAGGATATCTGGCGAAGAAATGGTCTATCAATCTGACAGGAGGCGCACCAGTAGCCGCCACATCTATCCCACCTATCCCAACCACCAAAAATCCTGCCTCTAATTCTCTGGTTCTCTGGTTAGACGGCTCTGATCCGTTTGGAACAGGCGCTGCTACCAATAACACGAATATCGCCACATTCACCGATAAGTCTGGTAATGGCAACCATTTAACACAAGCCACGGCAGCAAATCAACCTTATTACTATAACGGTGCCGTTCAATTCAATACAGGTGGAACACCTGTTGCCAAGATGATGAATATCCCTACATCCGTCTTAAATAATTCAAGATCATATACGATCTTCTTGGTCTTTACAGCGAATCAAGCCACGAATATCATTCTAGGAAGACAACACACTAATGTGAATAATACCAATTTCCTGACTATGACACAGCTTCTTAATTCAAGTGGTGCTTATGTTGCTGGTGTATCAAATAAACTATACTGGCACCCTTATAATGCTGCCACAAATGTTGTTTCAAACAATCTATATGCCACAGGAACACAATATATCATGAGCTTGGTGTATGACGGTGCTACAACAACTATTTACCAAAATGGAGCACTTGATGTGACTCTGGCAGGAGTTCAGAATCTACTCAATGATGCTGCTCCCACCTATTATTATCTTGGATCAGGAGATGCTAGTCCTGTTTCTACGAATTTCAATCTGTATTCCATGATGGTCTATAAGACAGCTCTCAACACCGATCAGCGTCAGACAGTGGAAGGATATCTGTCCTTGAGATATAATGTGAACTTGACGGCCACCCATCCTTATTATTACAGGAAGCCGGCCTGGACACCCACAGCCCCTCTACCAACAGGTCTGAGCTTTGACGGAACGAGTCAATATCTCCTGTCTCCTTTATCAGCTATTCCCACCGCTGAATCTGGCTTCTTCGTTATCACCGCTCCCATACTTGCTGGTGACCTCATGTCAGGAACACCAAATTCTCCCATTGTTGTAAATGTGACTACTCGTGCCACTTCTCAATACAATCGTGAATTCAGCTTGAATAACGCCAGAAGTTTATATGGTGTAACCTACGGTGGTGCCGGCTCACAAACAGTTGGCTATTATTCCGTAGCTCCAACAGCACTTAATGTCATCTCTTACACATACACACCAGGCGTAGGAACAAGTATTTATTTCAACGGCTTATTGGTAGTATCAGATACTAATACTAAAAATTTTATAGGTTCTGGACAAACCACCCTTGGATGTTATATTGATGTAACCTATGGACCAGTAGGATTCTACGGTGGAACCATGTATGAAATCATGATGTTTGATGCCGCTCTGGGCGATTCAGATAGAAAGACCATTGAGGCCTATCTGGCGGCTAAGTGGAATGTCCAACTCTCTTATACGAGTATTGATGACACCTTCACCTCGGCACGATTCAATACTCTGGGTTCTATCGCCACAGACCCCTCAAACAATCTCTATATTGCCGATTCTAATGTTCTGAGATACATGACCATTCAGACCGGTTTCGTTGAAACCATCTCAGGAAACGGCAGCGCCTCTAATGTGCCAGGTGTGGGTTCTAACGCCTTTCTGACCAGCCCTCTGGACATTTCCTTGTCCAATGGAACACCCTATATCACAGCCCAAGGCACTTCCACCATTTCCACGATGGTGTTCAATTACACAAATGGCAGCTTGAACAAGGTTCTTCAGACGACTGGAAACGCCGCTCAGACCAATTTCAATGCTTCGTCCAATATTTCCACGCAGCTCTTGGCCGCTGGTATTACTACAGGCACTATCTTCGCCTCTGGATCCACAGCCACTGGC